CAGCGTGGGAAGACAACAAAGTTGAAGTGGTTTTTAAGGAAGATAAATCTTATGGGTTACTTTCTAATACTTTAAAAAACTGGAATGAAGACAAGGACTTAGTGATAATAGTAGATACTGATTTTATAAAAAGAGAAGACAGATTTCATAAATACCATGACATAATTAACAAACGTATTTCTGAAAACTTGTACAAAGACAAAGACTTATGGGTTATGGGATTCCACCCTGACGATGACGAACAAGAGTTGCTAGATAGTGAAGATTTTGAACCAGAGACAGACATTGAATATGCACTGGTTTTTGTACAGCGGCTTTCTAAGTTAGAGCAAGCGGCTGAAAAGCTAAGGTCTGTGGGGTATTACGAGCAATATTTTAAAGAGTATGATGTAGAACCAATGTATAAACTACGTAATAAATTCTATAGGAGATTACAAGATGGCAGGTGCTAAAAAGAAAGGTCCAGTTAAGAAACGTAAGATGCGCGGTGGTGGTATGGCAACTACTAAGAAAATGCGTGGTGGTGGTATGGCTAAAAAGAAAGGCCCAGTTAAGAAAATGCGGGGCGGTGGTATGGCTATGCCAAAAAAGATGCGCGGTGGTGGTATGGCTAAAAAGAAAGGCCCAGTTAAGAGAAGAGGGCGCTAACACATGGCTACGTCTGGCACTACAGCATTTACAATGGACTTCACAGAAGTTGCTGAAGAAGCCTTTGAACGTGCTGGGCGTGAGCTTCATTCAGGATATGATTTAAAAACTGCTAGACGCTCTATGAACCTGCTCACTATAGAGTGGGCTAATCGTGGTGTAAATATGTGGACGATTGACGAGGGGTTTGTAAATCTTGGTCAAGGCACTGCTACTTACAACCTTCCTGCGGATACTATTGATTTACTTGAACAAGTTATCCGTACTAATGAAGGTAGCACTACTCTACAGACTGACTTAAATCTTTCTCGAATTAGTGTAGATAATTACGCTTCTATTCCCAACAAACTTACGCAAGGCCGACCTATTCAGTGTTGGATAGACAGACTACGTGATCAACCTACCATTACGGTGTGGCCTATCCCTGACCAAGGTACAGTGGGAGCACCTTACTATATAGTTAGGTATTGGCGATTGCGGCGCATACAAGACGCGGGTGCTGGAGTGCAGACTCCTGATATGCCATTTAGGTTTTTGCCAGCGTTGGTGGCAGGTTTAGCTTATTACATTGCTACTAAACTGCCTGAAGGCATGACTAGGTTAGAAATGTTAAAAGCGCAATATGATGAACAATATACATTGGCAGCGGGAGAAGACAGAGAAAAAGCTTCTGAAATGCTTATCCCTCGCCTATATGGGCCTAGATAGCTATGAGTGAGAGGTTTGCGTCAGGGCAAAATGCGTTAGCAGAGTGTGATGTATGTGGTTTTCAGTACAGGTTACGGCAGTTAAAACCACTTGTTATAAAAGCAGTGGTTACGGGCATTAAAGCTTGTCCTGAATGTTGGAATCCTGACCAGCCACAGTTAATGTTAGGAACGTTTCCTGTGAATGACCCACAGGCAATACGTGACCCAAGACCCGATTTTACAGGTTATGCTGAAAGTCGAGCGCGATTACAACCAGCAGACCCTATTTTTGCTTTTGGGCATGTTGGAGAAGTGTCTATAGTACTTACCACTACTTTAACAGTTACAGTGGCTACAGGCACAAACGTATATGGGACAGGTAATAAGTTTTATATAGATGGCGTGGTAAGCCCTACATTAACTTTGTTTGAAGGGAACACTTATAAATTTGATCAGTCAGATGGTACAAATGGCCCACACCCGTTGAGATTTTCAATAACTCCAAATGGAACGTGGGGTGGGGGGGTAGAATATACTACCGGAGTCACAACGAATGGAGCACCGGGTAATCCGGGTGCTTATACACAAATAGTAGTAGCAGCAGGAGCACCTACGTTACACTATTATTGCACTGCTCACAGCGGTATGGGTGGGCAAGCAAACACACCAACTTGATGAGGTGAAACAATGGGTAAGATTAAAGTTAAAAAGATGCCGGGTGTTAAAGAGTACAACCCTGGTACAAAAGTTAACTCACCAGAACAGTCTTCTGGGCCAGTTAAAACTAGCGGAATAAAAATACGCGGTGTTGGTGCAGCAACTAAGGGCATTATAGCTCGTGGGCCTATGGCGTAGGGAGTGTTAGGTGAATTACACCGAGCTTAAAACCAATATACAGGATATCTGTGAGCAAACGTTTACAGACGATCAGTTGGCTATGTTTACCCAACAAGCAGAGCAAACTATTTTTGCGTCCGTAGATTTACCTGCCATGCGTAAAAATCAAACAGGTAACATGAGCCTTAACAATAAGTACCTGACGATGCCTTCTAATATACTGTATGTGTATTCTTTAGCTGTTATAGATGGAGCTGGAACCTACCATTACCTGCTTAACAAGGACGTTAGTTTTATGCGGGAAGCTTACCCTTTACCTACAGCAACAGGTTTGCCTGTACATTACGGTATATTTGGACAGACTACTTTTATCCTGGGGCCAACACCGGATGCGGCGTATCAGTCAGAAATACATTATGCTGAGTACCCGGATTCTATTGTGACGGCAGGAACTACGTGGTTAGGAACGGAATTTGATTCTGCACTGCTTAATGGGGCTTTGGTGCAAGCTATACGGTTCCAGAAAGGAGAAGGCGATATGATAGCGCTATATGAGAAACTATACGCACAAGCTATGCTATTGCTACGTAACCTGGGTGCAGGTAGGTTAGAGACAGACACATATCGTTCAGGAGTAGTAAGAGTAGCTCCTCAATAGGATAATTTATGATTGGTACAAAAGGCGGCGCAAAGATAGGAATAGCAACAGCGACTATGGTTTCGGGCCGGGGGTTCACCCCTGAAGAACTTGCAGAGCAAGCCGTGAACGAAGTGATATCTATAGGCAGTAACTCACACCCTGTTATACAGGCGCAAGCAGAAGCATTTAGAGAAGATATTAGAGGCGTAATGACCAATTATTTACGTCAGGCTGTAGCTTCTCATAATACGACATTAACCAACCGTTTTACGGATGCTGGGCATCCTGAACTCGTCAAACTATTAGAGGTCTGATATGGCAATTACAATCTCAACTGCAATGCCCACATCGTTTAAAGTTGAACTGATGAAGGGTTTACATAACTTCACCGCAGGGAGCACTACGTTTAAGCTGGCGCTTCTAACAGCTACTGCCTCTGGTAGTGGTACATACGGTGCAGCTACTACCAACTACAGTGATGTTACTGGCAACAGTGATGAGCTGTCGGGTACAGGATACAGTGCGGGGGGTAAGCTTCTTACTTCTGTCACGCCTACAGCCGATGGTACAACAGCGATTACTAATTTTAGTGCAGTAACGTGGACTTCCTCTTCGTTTACAACGTGTGGAGGGTTGATTTACGACACGACTGATTCTAACTCTGCGTGTGCGGTGTTGAGTTTTGGTGGGGATCAAACAGTAAGTACGGGTGATTTCCAAATCCAATTCCCTGCTGCTGCGGCTGCTACTGCGATTATTCGTATAGCGTAATAGGCCACTGCCATGAGTGGATGGGGTCAACGACCTTGGGGTCACAATAGGTGGGGTGGTCAAGCCTCTACTCTTGTAGACCTCGGTGCAACTTGGGGTGCGCGTGGTTGGGGTACAGGCGCGTGGGGTGCTAATGGCATTTCCGTAGTCGGTACAGGGGCTGTCGGTACTGTCTCTGTAAACTATACCGCCAACGTTACTCCTACGGGAGTAGAAGGTACAGGCGCAGTAGGGACAGTAGTACTGAACTACACCGGGTTGGTTAGACCCACAGGCGTTGAAGGCACAGGCTCTATAGGTAGTGTATCCATTGTACCAAGCTTCAGCTTAACTGGGGTACAAGGGATAGGCGAAGTAAACGGTGTTAGTACTAACACTAGCGAAAATATTGTACTTAACGGTATAAGCGGAACCGGATCAGTAGGTACAGTCACCTTCAGTATTGGTAGCGTATTTACTATTCCTAACGGGGTAGCAGGTACTGGCGCTGTCGGTACAGTAACCCCAGCTTACGATTGGTCGTACACGGTTACAGGAGTAGAAGGTACTGGAGCTGTTGAAGCAGTTACGCCTCTGGTAATAGTTACTCCTACTGGAGTAGGCGCAGTTGGGGCTGTTGGTACAGTTACAGTAAGTTTGAATAGCGTTGCATACCCCAACGGGGTTGTAGGTACAGGAGCCATAGGCACTGTTTCAATTAAAGGTTGGAGTTCGATAGACGTTACACAGACACCAAATTGGATTAATATTAGTTCACCTCAAACCCCTAACTGGGTGGATATAGATACTGACAAAGCGGCATAGGACTTAATTATGGCAACTTATGTAAACAATTTACGACTAAAAGAAATTACTACGGGAGATGAGGATGGTACGTGGGGAACCAGTACCAATACGAACCTGGAACTCATTACCGATGCGTTAGGGTACGGCACTAAACAATTTGCGGCTGACTCTAATGAAACGTTCACTATCCCTGATGCTACAGCCGATGGCGCACGAGCCTTGTATTTGAAGTTTACTTCGGCTGTTTCTCTCACTGGTACACGAACTGCCACACTTGGCCCTAATACGGTAAGTAAGATGTGGATGATTGAGAACGCTACCACTGGTGGGCAATCAATCGCTATTAAGCAGGGTTCAGGTGCAGAAGTCACGATAGGGACTGGAGAAAAAGTATTTGTATACACTGATGGTGCAGGTACGGGTGCAGCGGTATTTAATGCTAATCCTACTGAAGCAGGGGCAGGAACAGTTAGTTCTGTAGATGTCTCTGGGGGTTCAACAGGGTTAAGTTATAGCGGTGGCCCAATAACCTCGTCAGGCACAATCACTATGGCGGGAACTTTGGCAGTAGCCAATGGTGGTACGGGGCTTACTAGTTTAGTCAATGCAGATATAGCTTCGGCAACGACTGTAGACCTTACTAGCGCAACGGGTAATGTAGCAGTAATTACAGGAACAACCACTACGACTGCTTTTACAATGACAAAAGGCCAGCAGATGGTACTCATAGCTGCCGCCGCATGGCCCATGACCTTTAACGCCACTACGTGCAACATTAATGGTGGTGCTAGTTATACCTGTGCCGCAGGGGATAGGATTTATATAACTAAAGATGACGATGATGTTATCCGGGTTTCAGTAACAAAACAGGATGGAACCTCAGTTGTAACTGGAGGCCAACCTGATCCTAC